TCTTTTTTTGGTGCTAATGGTTCTTCTTTAGTGCATCCTATAAATGCTAAGCCTATCAAGGCAAGTGCTATCGTTTTCATAATTACCAATTAGTTTTATTATTGTATATATTATTATCAGGAGTTGTTTTAACGTGAGGAGCTACATAAGTTCCATTTGACTTATAATAACCATTTTGCATTCTTATTTGACCTCCGTTGTCGTAATTTGTTGGTGTTTCTTTTGGTGCTGAATAGTAATTATTACTATTGTTATTAAAATTATTCTGATATGTTTCTTTATTTTCTTTGTATCTCATATCGGGAGTACCATCTTTTTTATAATGTTGCGCACTTGCAGTAAATCCAATTATCATTAAAATTCCTGCTGTTAAGATTGACTTTTTCATAGTTTTTTTAGTTTAAAATTTGTTAAAATAATCAGGGTTCATATAATCATCACTTCGGTTACTTTCTTTTTTTATAGAGTCGAAGTATTTTTTTAGTGCGTATTTTTTTGCTAATATAATAACTGGTTTGCTTTTTTGCGCTTCTATAACTGTTAATATTTTATTAAATGAGCCATGAGTGATTTCAAATCTAACTTTCTGAAGTAAAGCATCCCTTTTTAGATGTTCTTTAGCTATATCCATAAACTCATTTTTTTCATCATTGGTAAAGTTTATTGTTCCATTAGATACTAAAAAATCATAAACAGCATTTCCAAAATCAAAGTTTTCTACATTAAAATCAGAAGATTTAGCATATTCTTTAAGCCTATCTACTGAATCAAGCATAATTTTATCTTTTTCTGCTTGTGATAATTCATTTTCTCTATTATTCATGCTGATTAGATTTTGATATTTTTTAATACTGTTAATTCTTTCTTCGCTGTTTAAATACTTATTTATCCAATTATTAATACTTACTATGGAAATACCAAAATACTCTCCGTATTCCTTCCTAATGCCTTTAGAACAGGCTATTTCAACTTCATTGATACTAGCATTATTAAAATATGTTTTTAATTCAGTTTTTAATAAGATACATAATGCTTTTATATCATCATCTGATGCTCTTTGCCCTGCTGTTGCATAAATAGTATTTACCAAATTTATAATGCTTTTATTTAATTCCTCATTAGGTAAATCTTTTATTTTACAGCTTCCTTTTGCGAGTATTATATTGGTTTCTTTGATGGTTAATCCTTCTATAGTGTTTCCATCGTGTTTTATTATATTAGACATAACTTTAAATTATAAATTGTTCTAATTGCTGTAAACTTAAAAATCCTTGTAATTCATATCCTGCTTTGCTAAATGTAAGATATTTTATATTTTCTAATGCCCATTCCTTAGTAAAATAAAAAGTATTATAATTATCCACAATTTTTATTTTATCAAATGTTTTGGCATTTTTAAGTAGATAAAAATTTAATCCATAAGCATTATATTTTTTAAACAGATGCTTTTCTCTGATTCTTTTTATTGTTAATGTTTTTTTAGTAAGATTAATAGTTCCTATTTTTTTTATTTTTAAAGAACTGGGTACTTTTAAATAAATTATAATTCTTTTAGTATTGTTTTTTAGTGTTAAAATATTACCTCTTTCATCTTTGATTGAGGTAATTCTGTCGTTGGTAGTTTTTTTAAGTAACATAGCTAAAAATTATTAAGTTCATCCATTAATCTTTGATTCTGTTTTAAGTTGTGAAGTACAGCACCTTCCTTAACCCCTTTATTTTCGTTTTCTAGCCACTTCTTAGCTGTTAAATACATTGAAACGTAGTTTGTATTCTTTTTATAATTTTCGATGCTCTCAAGCGTTCTAATTATGTCGCTTTGTGAATAACCTAAATTTAATAGCTTTTCATTTTCTGAATTACTCATTCTTAAATGCTTAAACTCTCTAAATATATCTTTACTTTCTATTATTAATTTATCTTTTACTTTACTTTCCTTTACTTTACTTTCCTTTACTTTAATAGCATCGTTTTGCATTGCAGTCGTATGCAGTTGCATTGCAGTTGCATTAACTTTTTGATTTTCAGAGTGTTTAATCCATCTTGCTTGAGCATTTTTACTAGCATTTAATGTTTTTTCTGTCATGCTTCTTAATAATCTTTCACTAAAAAAACAGTCATCTAGGATAATAAATAAAGCAAAATTCTTAATTACTACTTCTACTTTTTCTTTGCTTGTTGCCCATCTTCTTGCTAACGAAGGAACAATAGCGAAAGGCAATTTATATTCTTTTTCTTGTCTTAATCTTTCAATCAATGCCCAAAATATTCCGTAACCTTCCATTCCTAATTGGTCAATTAATAACATACATTTTGGGTCATCCTGTGAATTAGCATCGTGGCTAAAGTAGTAAGCATCTTTTTTCATAAGATTAAATTTAAGGGGGTTTTAAAGCCCCCTGATTAATTAAAATGGTAAATCTGTGCTATTTGCTATTGAATCACTCATTGTGTCGCTCATCTGATAATTTGAGCCTACTGATTCAATTTTCCAAGCTTGGATAGAGTTAAAATAATTAACCTCTTGTTTTGCATTAATGTATTCTTTGCCTTTGATGTTAATGAAAGCTTTTATCTCACTTCCTAAATTAAATTTTTCAATCAAATCGCAGTTATCTTGAGTTAATTCTACTTTAATTTTGTCGTTATATTGAGGATTTTTTTTGTTTTCTACCTCAATAATAAATTCTCTTTTAGAAAACTTTTCGCTGATAACTTGTGTTGAAAATTTCTTAATTAATTTACCTTGTAATTCCATTTTGTTTAGTTTTTAATTGTTTATAATTGATTAACAGCCATGTTCAGAGTTAGCTACTCTATTTTTTATTTTTTGGTCATATTCCTTTAAATAAAGGTCTATAACATATTTTGTTTTTTCTAAATCTTCTATAAAAGCTCCCTTTTTTCTACACCTAATCACTCTTTTTAAAATATCAAACTCCCACGCATTTAGGTTATTATCTTCAGCAAACTTGTATAAACTTCCGTTTGTGTTATTGTAGTGGCTTGGTTTCATGTCGTTTTTCAGTTATTAATTTACCATCATCTATTAATCTTTGCATTTCTACTTTTAAAGCCGAACACGTATCGTGAATTTGGTCTGTTAATTGTTCCAAGATGTCATTTTCACTTATGCTATTGTTTTTCTCCATTGTATCTAGCCATATTTCAGAATATTTTTGCATATTTTTAAAATCGTGTTTTAATTTAAATTTAAACATTCCGTTTAACATTCTCGTTTGGTCTGTGGCTGCCTTCATTAAAGCAACCAAAATATTGACCTCTAAAGCAAATTTTATATTATCCATGTTAAAAAAGTATTTCAGTTAAATATTCATTGTATTTTTTCCAAAACTTTTCGATTTGTACTTCTAAAATAAACAAATCCTGTTCTATTTCCTGTCTTGTTATTCTATGAATAAATAATGGTTTAGCTTTAAATTCAGGGCAATAAGAAACAAAATCAAGCCATTTTATAGTATCAACACAAAGAAAATAGTTGTAAACTTGGTATTTATACTCGTTAGGTATTTGTTGCTGTCTTAAATACTTTACATGGGCCTTAATTTGAGGACATTTAATCTCTAAACCTCCCATAAATACTTCATTTTCTTTTATTAAACCATCGGGAGAGCAACCAACATAATCAAATTTATCAGATGTAATAAAACCTATTTCGCTAACTTTGTTATTGCTTGTTTCCTCATATAATTGCCTTGCTATTGGTTCTCTTGCTATGCCTATTTCCATAGCTTGAGAAACAAAGGTATTTTCTATTAAGCCACTAATATTTTCGGCAATCATCTCATCAACTAGGGATAAATTATCTTTAGCCATTAAGTCCTTTAATCTAGTGCCAGTAATTTTGCCTAATCTTAATTTAAGCCATTCGGCTGTTCCTTGTGTAACTTCGTGAATTTTCATAATATTGGTTTTTTAGGGTTAATTATTTAGAAATATCAAAATAATCGTTAAAGTTTTTTTTGTGTTTATTATAATCTTGTTTTAATTTATCATAAGCTTCATTAGTACAAAATTTCTTTAATCCTTTAAAATTTGAACCTTTTGGAATACATATAAAAAATTCATTCGCTGGATAAAAATATTTATCTCCAAATATAAATGTCATATGTTTATTGATTATAATTTTATAAAAATCAATATCTATTTTTTTAATCAATTCAAAAATATATTCTCTTTCTTGAAGTGTGCAAAAATCATCTACATAATTAGATATTCTTATTACCGTTTCCGATTCTTTTTCTAGCATTTTTTGTAATTGGCTTTTCATAATGTTGGTTTTTAAGATTAATTTTCTATTTTAATATTGTTTTTAAATGGTCCTTTTGAATTATTACATAAGCATCATTTCTACCTGCTAAATCAAATGACAAATAAGTTAATTGTAAATCTTTTAGTGTTTTGCAATCGTTTAATGCGTTTAATTCAGCATCGAAATTTCTTTCTACCTTTTTCTGTTCTACCTTCTGTTCTACTTTCGCTTGTGGCTTTTGAGAATCTGCATCCGCCTCCGTTTCATCTATTAAAAATAATCCGTTAAGTGCATATTTTCGAGCGTATGAGCTTGCCGTTCCAGTCGCTTGTTCACTGCTCATTCCTTTATGTTCTGAAAGTTCAGCGAATCCAAAAACCTCTTCGGTTTTATTTCCAATAGTTATTGACGCAGTAGCTTTTAAGAAGGTTTTATTTCCTATTGATAGTATATCATCAGAAAGTTTTAAAAATGCGTTATGCTTATTTAAAATAGGCTTAACAGCTTCTAAAATATCTTCGGCAGACCTATATTTATAATTACCAAATTTATTTACATTTCCTTTAGGTACTTTCAATTCGTTTTGAATTTTTACTAGAGTTTCCATAGTGTTTTAGTTTTAGTTTTTAAAATATTCAGCTATTAATTGATTTTTACACGTGTTATAAAAGTAAATGATGTTTTCTAGGTAGTTTAATTCTAGGTATAAACAGATACTTTCGTTTATCGTGGCATTTTTTCTATATTCTTTGTTCTGCTTTCCGTTAAAATATTTTATTTCTTCAGTCTTAATTAATTCATTTAGATTATTTCTATATTTTATCAAATCTTCTATTTTAATAGACTTTAAAATTTTCGATACGTATATAATCTTTTCGTTTTCTTCTAAGCCATTAAAATAATTGTTTCTTTCTTCGATTTCGTTTTTGTTCATTTTCATCCTCCTTTATAAAATATTCGTTTATAATATTTATTGTATTTTCATTTCCTTCTCCATTAAAGGCTTTTGTAATTGTTACTCGGCTAATCCCAGTAAGCTTTTGAATATGGGTTATTGTTCCTTGTTTTCTTTTTATTTTCCATTTTAATAATATTTTATCTTCTATAATCATTTTATATTTTGTTTTTTAATTAATATTTCTTTGAGTTCGTTATAATTAATAGGCTCGGGATAAATTATTCGCTTTCCATTAATAAAACTGCTTTTTATAGTTCCTTTTATTTTCCAGTCGGTATAAAATATCTTCGGGTGTATAAAGTTTATATAGTCTTTTTTTGCATTATAATAAGCATTAAATAGC